TAGAGGTTCTCCCTCATTAAACACTTTTTGTACCAGTCCACTAAGATTAATGTAAACCGAATCCGTATCGCTTGCAATGACATAGTTCGCTCCATCAGTTTTCAGCAAGTTATTAAAGTACTTATTAATAGCATTCTCAATCCAACGAATAGACAACTGACCAGAAAGTGTGATGCCTTCTGCTTGTCGAATATCGAAATATCTAAAGTACTGATTACCCAAAGCACCATAAGCAGAGTTGAGAGCAATCTTCTTTGCTAACTGAATGTTATGATTTCTTGCAATAACTTTCTGCAACTCAGGTTTCTTCGTAATCTCATATTCTTGTTCTGCTTCAAGCATCTTCTTCTTATAGAATGTTCGACCTTCGTAAATCTCTTCCATCATAGCAGGAAGAAAACCTTGAAAGTCTTTTCTAAAGAATTGACCATTCGCCGCCATGCAATAACCTTCAGTATCGATTTCTTTCTTTGCAAGCAGGTCGTCAACAGAAACATGCACACTCTTCTCAACAATAGTGTCAGGAGAGATATTGTACTGCATAATCAAATGTGGATATAGAGAATTCAAGTCAAACGACATGACCCACTCATGTTGTCCAATCACAGGGTCTTTCACATACGCACCAGCATAACCATCAGACTTCATACCTAATCTCTTAGGCGGAATCACAACACCACGCTTACGCAAGTGATTATAGATGAGCATATCCCAACAGCGAACTTGTGAGAATACATCTTCATAGTTCACGCGAAAGTCATATGCCATCGTCAAACACAAATCAATAAGACCAAGTTTGTCTTCAAGTTGTGCTACGAGTTCAACGTCACGAATATTGTAATCTACGAACTTTTGCCAGTCTCTTGTGTAGAAGTCTTTGAAGTTTTCGAACTCATCATGATTAAGTTTCTCTGCGCCAAGTTCAGCATTAGCAATGAAGTCAAGTTTGAAACTCTCATAACCAATACCGCGGTACTTACGAAACAGGTCAAGATAATCTAGACCAGCAAGACCAAAGATATCATAGTACTGTTGTTCGCGACCTTGAATAGTAACCTTACCACCTTTGACAATCTTCCAAGGTGATAGATAACGAACTTGGTCATCACCAAGCAATCTGTCAATACGATTTACAATGTATGGAATATCAAAGAACTTAGAATTCCAACCAGTCAATACATCAGGTTTTACTTCTTCTAGATATCGAATGAAGTCACGCAACATATTATGTTCGGATTCAAAGTATCTATAGTCTACATCATCACGCTTGTTATCATAAGGATTAAGACCCCATGTGGTATACAAACCAGTCAGACTGTTTCTTACTGTGATGAGTAGAATTTGCTCATTAGCAGTTTCGATGTTTGGAAACCCATACTCAGTGGATGTTTCAATATCAAGTGAAAGAATTGAGATTTGACTAGTATCAAAATCAATGTCATTCTGTTCATAGAAGTTGTCAGAAATCCATTGATATTGAAATTGAGTTTGACCGTATACTTTGAAGTTTGAGACTTCTTTGTAACGCTCTAAGAATTCTTTACTCTCTTTTATGCCTCCAGGGTTTACTGGACCGACATATTGTCCATCAAGAGTTTTATACTCTGTAGGTTCTTGTGATGCTAGAAACAGAGTAGGTGAAAAATCTTTATGACGTTCCATAGTACGTTGACCATATTTGTCAACACCACGAACTAGAATATTATTACCCCATTGCTGGACATTTGTATAGAATTTCAAGAACTCACCTCACATTTACATTATTATAATACTATACACGATTGCGTATAGTTTGTCAAGTCTTTTCTCTGCGAACAGAGAAGATTTACCCCTTTAGGAGTTGAGATGGTGATGGTGGTACTACGAGTCCACTACCGAATGCTTTGTTGTATCCGTTCAGTAGTTCGTTGTTTGGTTCTGCAACATAAACAACTGTATGTTTACCAATTTCTAAATGTGCATCTGTATATGGACAATAAGGACCCATCTGAACAGACATGTTGCCATTTTGTCCTGGCGCCATCATTACAATAGCAGGTTTATCTACATGAAGATGTGTATCAGTTTCGCTTTTTACTTTAGCAATAATCTCTTCACCGTTAATCATTTTAATCAATTTAATATTAAGCATTATCATCTTCCGTTTCTAACATTTCTTTTAAAACAGCAATCGCACCAACTACGCTATTTGCTTCACGCTCTAGTTTTGCAACTGCACCTTGATATTGCCTAATCGCTTCTTTTTGACTTTCGAAAGTCTCTTCTAATTCTTGAAGTTTTGTTTCAATTTTTGTTTTTGAAACATTCATCTTTTCAAGTTTACTGGTCACAGGTTTTGTATCTGCCATTTTATATCTCCATAATTATAAGATGAGCAGTTTTATCACATGCTCAGGTGGTGCCCTCCGAAGGATTATTTAATATCAATCTTCTTAGGTAGTTTCTCTTCAGGAATGATACGCTCAAGTTCAACTCTTAACATACCATCTTTGAGTTCTGCTCCGTTGACAACAACTTCATCAGCAAGAGTAAACTTTCTAGTAAAAGAGCGATTAGAAATACCTTTCCAAATCGACAACTTATCTTTAGTGTCCTCTTGTTTTTTTGATTTGATTGTCAGACAACCTTCTGCAAAATCAATTTCAATATCATCTTTACTGTAACCAGCGAGTGCCATTTCGATAGTGTATTTGTAACCATCTTCAGCATCTTTGATGATATTGTATGGCGGAAATCCACTGGACTCTGCTTGATGTGTCGCATAATCCCACAACCTATTAAAGGTGTGGTCAAATCCAACAGCATATGGGGTTAGTAAGTTTTGGTCAAACGACTGTAGTGCCGTCCTTAGTGTCGTTAAATTAGTCATGTTTTAATCTCCTATTAAGCAAGACTGTTTGTTTATAAAATGAAGACCCTACCATAGGCATCTTCATGTATATTATATAGTCACGTTTCATCATAATATCCACACTCAATATCGGCAATTAAGAATCTTGTTTCTTTTTACCGATGTTGTATTTAGTTTCTAAAACCCACTCACTTTTTTCTTTGTATGAAATAACTTTAATTTGAGATAGTGGTGCTTGGTCGGCAACCTTACTCTCATCTAAAACTTTAATTAAATCCCAATCAAGTAGCAATTTAACAATTGTATTTCGTCTTTGTTTATCTTCTAAAGAAAAATTTGTTTGTTTACCGTCAAGTCCAAAGAGTTCTTTGAAATGTACAATAAAGTATCTACCTTGCTTATGCAAGATATGACAAGACTGATATAATTTCTTATCTTTTTTTGATGCAATTCCTATTCTCGAAAGTGTTTCTCTAACTTTCAGAAAATCATCAGGTTGCGTCAGTGTGACCTCAACCATATTTTCAACTGACCACTCATTCATTTTGCTCCACCTTTATTTAATCTTTTTCTTATAAGTTCAATTTGTTTTTCTGAAAGGATAGATAGAGCAGAAATTGCTTTTGGGTATGAGTAATTGAAGTATGCTTTTATACATTCTATATCGTCACTCTTCTCAAACTTCTGCCATTTATCAAATCGCTTTCGCTTACTTATACTATTTAGTAAATAATCAAATTGTAACTTCTTAGCAAGATGTGGGCGTTGGTTCATCTCATTCGCTTGTAGTACAGTATCAATACCCATACTCAAACCACGATTGATGATGAATGAATTATATTCCTTTTCAGTTAAATCATCAACTATCATATTCTCTTTAGTATAGTTGATTGCTTTTATGTAATCAAATGGATTGCTCATATTTTCACCTTAGATTGCGTTGGACGCAACTTCATAAAATATACTTGATTGTATCTCCAGTTATCTACAAACTGTTCATGGTCATCGACATATGCACCATGCCAATACCAACTAGGATAAACGATACATCTATTGAACTTCGCTTCGATTACATCTGAAGGAACAGTATGTTCATAGATATTCACGCGAATATCAACTGCTTCCTCATTCGGCAATGCATCTACTTGCTTATAGAATGCTGTACCATGGTTCAACTCTTCATTTTCATTTAGATAAATTACTGATGCAATATGATTTTCACTATCTTTGTGTGGATAGAACTGTATATCATTAGAAGCAGGAGCATTGATCCACTTGAATAAATTGAAAGTGTAATCATATTCTTTTTCAACAACTTCAAATTTTAATTTTGTATTAATCAAATCAAATAATAATGACTGACTTTCATTGTATCGAGGATGTGTGTTCGATTGTGGAAGATTATGTAATCGACAGTCATAATAATCTTTGAAATTTCTAGAGACACCATTCATATGAAATGCTGGTACCCACGATTGCTCTAACATCAATGCAATATCATTTGGATAAGCATAGAAATTATCGATAATCAATACAGGTCCAACATCATCAACTTCTCTAATCTTCACTTTAATAGAAGGACTAAGTTCAAATAACTCTTGATGTAAGTATGGTATTGGCATTACTTGAACTCACAATCAACCATGACTTCAGTGAAGAATGCTACCATGTTTACCTCTGGATCAG